ACAACTGCGACGGCGGCGATCAGATCGTCGACGTCAGAAAATACCGCCTCTCTTATTCGCTCCCCGTCTCCACCCCGTTCGGTACGGACGGCGCCGGTTTCGTCAAAAAAGGCGTAATCTCTTCACACAGCGCGGTGAAGTCACCGGTTGCCAGTGCGGCAATTTCGGTGCTGGTCAGCTGCGGACTGGTGGTGCGCGTCAGCAGAGTGGAGACCGCATCGAAATCGAAGTTCAGCACATCAACGAGGCGCAGGCCGCGCAGCGATCCGGCTTGCTTGATGGTGTCGTTAATGGTGATGGTGATAATTTCCTGATCGCCGCGCTTAACCGGCTTACTGAGAATAACAGTCATAGCAGTTTCTCCGGGCGGCCAGTAGGCCGCCTTAAAGGTGATTTAAAGGGGTTATCAGCTGCCGAGGCCCAGCGCCGACATAATGCGATCCGGGTAGAGATTTTCCCCGTTGCGCTTGTAGATAAAGTTCAGCAGGTCGATTTCCAGCAGCGGCTTATCGTCCACTGACAGCTTGTAGTAGGTGTTTTTGATGGCGTAAGTGTGGTTGGTATCATCACCCTGTTTCGCATCACCAGGATCGATTTCGGTGATACGTCCGCGCATCTCAACTTCCAGTAACGAGCTGGTACCGCCGCTGTAAAACTCACCGACAAAGCGCAGGCGCATTTCGTCGATATCGCCGCCGTATTTCAGGATCAGTTCTTCGACCACGCCACCGACAATCATTGATGCGTCCAGTGCGCCGGAATCCAGCCCCAGATCAACCGCCACCGAACCGAGCATGCCGCCGCCCTGGTAATCTTCGGTCTTGCGGGTCACTTTCGGCAGCGTCACGCTGGGGACCTTGCCGATATGGTTCACGCCGTCCACAAAGACGGTGAACAGCCGGAGTTTTTTAGGAATAGCCACTATTCACCTCCCAGCGATGCAAAAGCGGATTCGTAATACTGATCGGTGAACGTCTGGATCATCGTCAGATCTTCCAGCGGCGGCACCGGGCTGTAGTTGTAGCGCACGATGGCTTTACCCTGACGGATACCTGTTACCGGGTTATCAACGACGTCATACCAGGTCGCCGCGCCAATCAGCTTGCCCGCTGTGACCAGTGCCTGAAGTTTGGCGTTAATGCCGCTTACAACGTCTTTCACGTTTGCAGGCGTCAGCGGGGTATCCACGGTGGTGAACTGCGCTTCAGCAATGCTGTCCGCCAGAATCTGTGCGGTTCGCGTGTACACCTCGAAAATAAATTCTTCGGTGTCGGTGGTGCGGTTGCCCCAGAAACGGAAGCCGTCGCGCTTAATCAGCGTGGTGATCTCGTTGGCGTTCAGCTCGTTGGCGTCGGAATCTTCCGCCTGTAACGCCCAGAACACGTCCTTCGCAATCCCCAGCACGTTTTTGACCGGCACGTTTGACAGTGATTTATGCCAGCCCTGCTCGTTGTCGATAAGCGCCCGCAGACCCAGCGCATACGCCACGGCGGGGAACTCTTCATTCACGCCAGTCAGTGGGTTGTAGGCGATGAAGTTCGGCCAGATCAGCATGCCTTCACGCTCTGCAAACGTCTCGCGGTAGGTTTTCGCCTCCGCAATGGTGTCGCAGCCGTGGCAGTAGCTGTAAGAGAACGCCCGCAGCTGCTTTGCGATAACCCGCAGCTGTGCGGTCACTTCGGCAGTGTCGAAATCCGGCACGCCGAGAATGCGCGGGCGATAGCCCGTTTTCTGCTCCGCCGTCAGGAAGGCAAACATCCCGGTATAGCTGCCGTCAGCCTGTGTGCCGCCGATAATCAGCTGCGACTGCGTCGGCTCATCCTCCCCGACCTTGGCCTCAGCAACGCGCACGACGATTACGCGGGTGCTGACCTGGTCAGAAATAGCTTTCAGCGATTTATACAGGGAGCCGGTTTTACCTGCTTTGCCGAGCACGCTGATAACCCGCGTCACAAGCACCGGTGTGTTAAGTGGAAAAGCGAGAGGGTCGGCGTCTTCGGCTACCGCGACCAGACCAATGACCGTTGAATCAATGTCATTGATCGCGGTCTGGAGGTCGGTATTTTCCTTGACGCGCGCCCCGTGAAAAAAGTTGTCGGTCATACTCTACCGCCATCATGTTGAGTGAGTTCGCTGTCATCTTCGCCGGGATGGCGGGCCGCTGTCGTGTCATCAGGGTTGTGACCATTCCGTCACAACAAAAAGCCATCGCCAGTATCGCGCGCGCATGAAACCATCAGCGGCGGGGGAATACATATGGCGCTGACAACAGACACAATCGACAAGGCAAAAACGCTACTGGATGAAGGCGCCCAGCGCTTTCAGGACTATCAGTCCGAGCTGTCACGCGTGCCGGCTTTCAGCATCCTGATGGGCGGTAAGGCGCTGACACAGCTTGATCCGCGCGTCATCTCACTGGAGCTGACGGACAACCGCGGCTTTGAGGCCGACGAGCTGACGATTGCTATCGACGACAGCGACGGCCTGATCGAGCTGCCGCCGCGCGGTGCTGAGCTGTCGGTGTCGCTGGGGTGGCAGGGTGAGCCGCTGATTTACAAAGGGGTTTACACCGTTGACGAGGTCGCCCATTCGGGGCCGCCGGACAGGCTGGAGATCACCGCCCGCAGCGCGGATTTTCGGGATGAGTTTAACGTTAAGCGCGAGGTGTCCTGGCACGACGTGACAGTCGAGCGGATTGTGTCGGCCATCGCCAGGCGTTACAAACTGACGCCGGTGATTTCCGAGCAGCTGATGAGCGCCGAGATCGACCACGCTGACCAGACCCAGGAGAGCGATATGTCATTTCTGACCCGCATGGCGGAGCTGCTGGGCGCGATTGCCACCGTCAAAAATGGCAGCCTCCTGTTTATTCTGCCGGGTGGTGGCGTCAGCGCGAACGGCAAAGCCCTGCCGCAGTTTGCGATTACCCGCTCCAGTGGCGACCGGCATTCGTTCCGCGTGGCTGACCGCGACGCTTACACCGGCGTGCAGGCGTACTGGCTGGATCTGGAGTTCGGCAAAAAGAAAAAGGTCACCGTCAAGGAGCGCAAGAAAAAGACCGAGAACAAGCCGCGCAGCAGCACAAGGGAAGGGGATTATATCGCCGGTGAAGACGGCAACGTTTTTGTGCTGCGGACAACCTTCAACAATGAGACCGCCGCCCAGCGAGCTGCTGCGGCGAAGTGGCAACAGCTCAAACGCGGCGCCGCCGAATTTAATATGACGCTGGCCTACGGCCGTGCAGATCTTTACCCGGAAATGCACGGCACGGTATCGGGCTTTAAAACGGATATTAATAATCAGGACTGGATAATTGCGAAGGCCACCCACTCGATCGACGACGGCGGATTTAAAACGCAGCTGGAGCTTGAAGCGAAAATACCTGAATGGATTGCAGAAAGTGAGGGTTAGCGGCCATAATATGAGCGAGTTCAACTCCCGCCCGGGAGGCCATCATGTTCAAGTGTCCTATCTGCGGTGCCGTTGCTAAAACGCGCACCAGTCGTCCATTGAGTAATACCACCGTCCGGCATTATCACCAGTGCCAGAACTTTGAATGCAGTGTCACCTTTACCACGCTAAACAGCGTTGAAAAACTGGTCACAAAACGCGGCCCGCAAGAGAGATTATCACCAGGCTTCATCCCGGCAGATGCTTTTCCTGCCTCTCATTACGGTAGGGATCAGCTTAATCTCGCTCTTTAAAAGTGGCAGCAAAAAGCCAGCCATAACCCGCGATAGCCTAATATCACCATAATAGAACGCCTTATAAGTCATAATGTTATGATTTATAAGGCGCATCTGTAGTTTTTAAAATCCCTCGGCCATAGGCTGTACGAGTTCAAGTCTCGTTCCGGGTACCATTGGGATAAAAACCAATAAAATCAATGAAAAGCAGTGTCGTATTAAACCACCTTCGGGTGGTTTTTTATTGCCTGCAATTCAGGTCAGTGGCAGCAAAATGGCAGCAGGGTGGCAGCGCACCTTTTCTCCTCGACTACCTAACCTCTTCACGATTATCAAAAGGGTTTAACGCAACGGCCGCATCAAGGTGATTAGGGGCGAAATGCGCATACCTCATTGTCATCATGATCGTACTGTGTCCGAGTATCTGCTGAAGTACCAAAATATTCCCCCCGCGCATCATAAAGTGACTCGCAAAGGTGTGGCGTAGTACATGGGTACGCTGACCTTTTGGTAACTCAATAGCGGCCCTTGCAAGCGCAGATTTAAATGCTTCGTATGCCGGAGTGAATAGCGAGCCACGTTTTTTGGGTAGCAACTTTTGTAGCTGTTCAGAAATCGGTACAGTTCGATTTTTTTTGCTCTTGGTCTGCGTAAACGTGAGTCGGCCAGGCAGAACCTGAGATTGCTTTAAATCCTGCGCCTCACTCCACCTTGCGCCGGTCGCCAGGCAGATTCGCACTATGACCCCCAAATCCTTGTTTGCTGATTGATCACAGGCCGTCAAAAGCCGCTCTATCTCTTCCTCGTAGAGGAAAGCCAGCTCCTGATCCCCCTCCTTGAATTGCCTAATGCCTGACAGCGGGTTATCCCCCTCCCACTCACCCAGCCTCTTCATCTCCGAGAAAACCGCATGCAGGTATGATTGCTCGCGATTTACCGTAGCCTCACTGAGCTTCTGCTTGCCTTTCTGGTTCCATTCACCGCTTAAGCGCCTTTCCCTGTATACCGCGAACGTATTTTTATCGAAGCGTGAGGCGAGGGGATTACCTAAGCGTTCGCAGATGGCCAGCAACTTAACTTTGCGCTCATCGCCAGATGTCAGCGTTTTGCCGTGCATTTCATACCAGCGCTCAACGAAAGCAGAAAGCGTCACCGCGTTATCGTTTACCTCTTGGCTGTTTGCATTATTCATGGTGCGGCGCTCATAAGAGAGCGCCTCGCCTTTGGTGGCAAACTGCTTGCGAATGCGCTTACCGTCACGACCATACGGGAAGCATTGGCACAGCCATTTACCTGAAGGTAATTTACGAACAGTCATTAATTCTCGCTCTTAAATATTTATAATAAGCCCCGCAAACCAGAGCCATTACCAGTCAAACAAAAGGCTGAAAAGACAATTACTCTTCAATGATGGTTATTATTTGACCTGTTTTAATATCCACGTCAGCAGATACTGTTTGCTTGACGCGAGCGGCATATACATTTGTGCCGCTAAAGGTTGTAGAAACAATGGCATGAGGGGCCCCATCCATAAGAATTCTGTAAGAGGTCCTAACGTGCTTGTATGAGTCTTCATCATTCATACTTTCTTTAATGACCTTTTCAAGAGGACGATAAGCACCATCCCAACCACTAAACTGAGCGTAAAAAGTGTCGAAGTTTGTGCGCCTATCGAGCAGCTTTGGATCTTTTTTGTAATCATCAGCACACCAACCAAGGGCTGTGCCAATACGAACGCCATCTTTTCTAGTCGCCGATAATTCACTCAAGCAACTGTAGAACCTGGACGCCTCTGACTCGGGAAAGCCTTCTGATTGCACAAAGTTAGAAATTATACCTTCGCGCTCTTTTTTATTTTTAGATTGATACTCGGTGACTGTAGTGGTGGGGTATTTAAATCTTTTCGCTTCAATTTCCGCTTGCGCTGCTTTTTGACGTTCTAGCGCGGCTTCTTCAGGGGATCGTTGTTCAGGGTAAAGATACCCAGCCATACCACCAGTAATAAGGCACACAAGAAAATAGACAAGAGAGGATTTTTTTCTGTTTGGCATTCCGACTAATGAGGGCTTAACCAACCCAACCCAAAAAGCCAGCGCCGCAACCGAAGATACAATAAAGAGAATATTTTCCATTTCTGAGTCCTGTGAACATTAATCCGCAATACCTAATTAGGTTTCACGCAGAGACTAATCACCGCTAATTTTTGATTGTGGCTTTGATTGCGCGAACGCATCACCAACCGCCTGTATGTTTAAGCGCGCCGCCTGGTCCATAGCGCGGTAATTCTCTAAAAGTTTTTTTTCTTCTTCATTTTGTGGGGCGATACCGCCCGGCGCAGGCATTCTCTGGCCCGTTAGGACGTAAACAATATCGACCCCAACACCAGCCAGTGCGGTAAGGTAAATCGTGTCTGGTGCTCGCTCACCCTTCTCATAGTTAAGTTGGGTTAGTTTTTTAACCCCGCCAATCTCCCCCATAGACTGCTGACTTAAGCCCAAGCGCTCCCTCTCCTCACGTAAGCGAGCTCCGATATAACTTTGCATACCAACACCTCTTGACAGGTATAAATAATTATACCATTATGTTTTTCACGGACACTTAGCAGATCACAATATACCACTATGACACAAGCACATCATATCCAGAGGTCTCGTACGCCTAAGAACAGCGTCGCCGGTGGGGCGCTACCGTTAAGACTCTCCCCAGAAGAGCGCGCAGCCATTGAAGAAATGGCAAAAGCCGAATGCCGCTCTGCTTCAAACATGATTCGTATCGTTTTTTTGCGCGGGCTTGAGGTCATGAAGCCTGAGCAAGGGACGCACCCAGAAAACTAGCCGCGTACCGGGGTGAGACATGTCAGGCGTAACTATCAATTTAAACGTTGCCGCGCCTTATTTATCTCTAAAGGAATATTCCAGGATTACAGGTATTCCGTTTGAGACATGCCGGGGCATGGTGAAGGACGGGCGGATCATCATCCGGCCAAAGGAGCTTTCAGGGGGCAAGGTTGAGGTAAATATGATCGCCATGCTCAAGGATGCCATCGCGAACAGTTAATAGAGGCAGGGAATGAATAAACGCTACTCAAAACATGGTAAGTACGCGGGAAGCATTCACAGCGCCGCGCATGATGATTTGCCGAAAGTCACTTGGATAAATAAGCACGCTGGGATTTGTTGCGGTTTCACCATCCGCGTATTGCCGCGCAGGGTAGGCAAGAAGCGCTATCAAATTATGAAAGATGGTGATTCTTTCGGAATTGATTTTGCGTTAGCTGAAGCCTGCAAAACGATAGACCGAATTATGAATAACAAACGTTTCACCATTCATTAAATAGCCGAGGCAGAAAATGAAAAGAGAATACGCCGACAAAATTAACTCACTGCTGCAATGCTTCCATTTCAACAAAGAGTTTCTGGAATGGAACCACGACTATTCCCATCAACTGTTACGCCACGGCGTATCACACCTTTACCACTTCGCTATGCTCCAGGGCGAGAACGATGAAGCCACGCTTGAAGAGCTGCGCAACATCATCATTTCGATCACTAACGGCGATATCCCCAAGCCGTACGACCTGCTGTCAATCGACGCAGAGCCGCACGATGTCGAAACCAAAACACTGATGTTTGCCAAACCTCTTGCGGTGTCTATTGAGGTGACACCGGAGATGGTGCAGCAGCTGAAAGAGACAATGGCGAACATCCCCCGCCAAATCAGAAAACCACAACTCTACTCTCGGGGGTAACGGCGAGCCATGTTCACTGAAGAAAAGACTTCATGGGCACAGGAAATGCTGATCCGCGAGGCAGTAGAGAACGCCGAGCAGGGTTTTACTGTTCACCTGAAAAATGGTTGCGTCATTGGTGTACCAGCAAACAGCCCGTCAATTGATTTAATTATTTACGGTCTGGAAAAAGAAATTCGCGGTAATCACGAACGTGCGCGAATGACGTTTATTGATTTCTTGTATTACTGGCACGAAAGGATATTTAAACAGGTTAAAAGAAAGAAAATCGCGCCCTAATCATTAATTAACCAGCGTTAAAAATAACGGCATTCATTTTGCCGGGGATTCGTTTTGCCTTTTTCAGGAGGTCGCATGTCGATCACGTCAATAAAACTGGATGGCGGAATAAGCGATCCGGAGTTTGTGGAAATAAGCGCCAACGCCCGGAAGCGCGAACGCGCCCACCTTCTGGGCCTGCTGCATATTTTTATCGGCCAGCTGAAAAAGGAAAACGCCACCCCGGAAGAGATTTATTCATCAATCGAACAGTGGGCCGACGCCCGCGAGCTTTCAATCAGTGAGGGTAACAAGCAATGAATAACGTCATGTTAGATATTCGCGTATTGGGTAAATCTCCTGACTCGCCCATTTTTGCTGTTGAGTGTGCTTTCTTTGAGCCGTCAACCGGGAAGATGGGCCCGGAATACTATCGCGCCGTTGATATCAGGACAGCCGGTGGTATTTATCCCGAAGCGGTATTGCAGCTCATGAAAGGCGATTCTGCGCAACGGGCCGAGGTCATCAATGCAACGTGCACCGCGCTCGATGCCGTTGCGGGCGCCTGCCGTTTCATTTCATCAACAACGTCAAAGCACGAGAAGCTCTTTTGCTGGTCTGCCGGCGATTCGCTCAGCGTTGCAGTACTGGCGCATGCCATTTCTCGGTATGGCTTGCCGCTGGGATACCTGCCGGCATTTGAAGTTCGCAGTCTCTCAACCCTAATTCATATCGCAGGCGTTACCGGCTATGCCCCGCATCCGCGCCGCTCTACAGGACGCCTACTGACTGATGCCGTTTATCGCGCAGAGCAGGTTTGCGAGATCTGGCAGCGCCTGACTAACCCACATCTCGAATCGCTGTGAGGGCCGCCATGCATCCGCGTCTCTCCGTCATTTGCAGCGCACCGCTGCCGGTCTGCAACAGGGCGCTAGCCGCCCTGAGGTGTTTTGCCCGCGGTCAGCGCAATTTCTCTCGCGTCATGCCGCACGCCTATCTCGTGATCCGCATTGGTCGCCGCTGGCGCTTGCTCAGCAAGAACGGCGGCCAGCAGTGGCGACTCATGACCCACGAAACCTACAACCAGGAATACCGCAAATGAACCGATCACCTGAATACGCCCAGGGCGCGGTGGCCGCTCTGCGTGAAGCGAAGGAAGTCAGTATTAAAAATGCGGCATCGGTAGGAGCTCTTGAAGGTGTGGCCATCGGCCGCCTGATGATCCAGATGGCAATACTGACTTTCGATCCACTTATCGCCAAATACACCGTGATGGAGGCGAACCGTGATTAAGTCCCCAATCAAATGGGCGGGCGGTAAAGCTCGCGTCATGCCGCAGCTACTGAAGCACCTTCAGAAAGCCGATTGCCTGATAGAGCCATTCGTTGGCAGCGGCACCGTATTTATGAATACGGAATACCGCCGCTATGTTCTCTGCGATAGCAATCGCGCGCTGATTAACTTCTTTCGCGTATTGACCTCTGACACCGGGAGACTGCTCGACACTGCACGCGGAATGTTTCTGGGAGGCAATAACGAAGAGCAGTATTACAAGCGCCGGGCACTATTTAACTCCATGCAGTGGAGCGACACAGGCAAAGCCGATGCCGCTTTGCTGTACGCCACTTTGTTTTTGTACCTGAACCGCCATTGCTTTAACGGGGTATATCGCATCAATCAGAAGGGTGATCATAACGTCCCGTTCGGGAAATATGCCGCACCTTACTTTCCGGCTGATGAAATGCGCCGGTTTGCCGAAAAGGCCAACGACACAAAAGCCGTTTTCATCGATGGCGATTTTCGTCACACCATCCCTGACGTCATGCAACTGGCATATGACGCGGTTATTTACTGCGACCCCCCCTATATCCCGGCCAGCAAAACCGCCAACTTCACCGCCTACGGTAGGCCATTTACCCTGGACGATCACCGCGATCTGGTTGCAACCCTGCTCGATGCTCATCGCCAGCACGGCACCCGCGCGGTGATATCCAACAGCGACACCCCAGAAACCCGCGAGATCTACTCCGCTTTCAACCTCCACGCCTTGAGCGTTCGCCGCTCTGTCAGCGCCAAAAGCCGCGACATGGCCGGCGAAGTGATTGGCGTTCTTCGCGGCGATGTGGGTTGCAACTCTGGCGCATGTGGAGCTTGGACGAGCGCCACTGAACATCTGCGACCGGCGGCGATGTGGATCGGGTTTGACCCGGCCGCCGGATTCGATAACGAGGAGTCATCTGATGAACACGCTTGATGCCGTTGTGACGCGAGTTCTGGACGTTCGTCCATATCGCCATTTCTGGGTCGTCGAGGTGGAGGCGCTGTGCCACGGCGATTACAGCAACACGATCATCATCCGCGATAGCGAAAAAGAAGCCCGCCAGGTTAAGCCCGGCGACACGGTGACGATCTGAGGTGCCGCAAATGAACGAAGAAACCAATTACCGCCGGTTCTGGCGAAGCACAGTTATCTGTATCGCCCTCTGCTCGCTGCTGTTTTGGCTCCCGATGGGCTATCTCGCCTTTCGTGTTTTCTCTGTGGTGTGGGAGGCGCTGTGGTTGCTTATTACAACGAAATAGACCCCCACGCGGCGCAGCACCTGCGCAATCTTATCGACGCCGGCCATATTGCGCCGGGCGTCGTTGATACCCGCTCAATTGAGGATGTAACCCCCAATGACCTTATCGGATTCAATCAGTGCCATTTCTTCGCCGGCATCGGCGGATGGTCGCTCGCACTGCGTCGTGCAGGGTGGCCCGACAGCCGCCCCGCATGGACGGCATCATGCCCCTGCCAACCTTTCAGCGCGGCAGGCAAAGGCCTTGGGTTTGCTGACGAGCGGCACCTATGGCCCTCCGCACATTGGCTTATCGGTCAGCGCCGCCCTGTCGTGGTCTTTGGCGAGCAATCTGGCAGCGCTGACGCGAACGACTGGATCGACCTTGTACAAGCTGACATGGAAGCCCTGGGTCATGCCTTCGGGGCGGTTGCGTTTCCGTCTGCGAGCGTCGGCGCGCCGCACCAAAGAGACCGTGCTTATTGGGTGGCCGACGCCGATTGCCAGCAATGGGAGGGGCGCGGGGAATTTCAACCGACAGGGGGGGGTAAACCTTCAGACAGCAGCGTTATTAGCGGGCTGGCCGACGCCGACAGCAACGGACGGGAAAGGCGGTTATCAGGGCGGACGGATCCGCAACGGGAAGCTATCGACGGACAGGCTCGATGTGACCGCGCAGCTTGCGGGCTGGCCGACGTCGACCACGAGCAACGACCGCTCGCCATGTCCGCAAGAGGCCATGCGGACGTATCGCGACAATGGAACAAAGATTCAGAAGCGGCTTCAGGATGTAGCTGCGTTATGCGGCCCGGCCCGGTTAACGGCTTCTGGCGAGATGCTGATTGGCTCCACGGCCGGGATGGATGGTGGAGGCCAGTTAGACCCGGATCATTCCCGCTGGCTGATGGGGTTCCCGCCAGAGTGGGAAGAGTGCGCACCTACGGAAACGCTATCAACATTGAAGCGGCGGCAGCGTTCATAAAATCCTATATGGCAGTGGTGGATCATGTCTGATTCCGCCGCTTTAGCATGGAGCTGGAACGCCAAACGGCAGGCTATTAACCCCAATAGCGTTGCAGATTCTGCGATTGAGTATCTCACCCCGAAAGGCGAGCGGAAGACGCTCGCCTATGCGGATTTGGTCGATACCGTTTATCGCACCCCCATGCGCCCGCGCGAAGGTGCCGCGCGTGAAGCATTCGACCGCAAGGGACGCGCCCACTACCTGCGCCGCCGGGTTCAGACTCTACCGGCGTTTATCCGCAAGCGGTTCTCTCTGCGCCTGGAATCGCTGGAGCGTCACGACCCAAAAGAGGCCGTGCGCTGGCTGTTCAGTACGTTTGAACGCCATGTGTTACGCCGTGTCGATGCGGTAAACGCACAATACCTACCGCAGGGCGCCCTCCCGGCAATCCTTGCGCCCCTCCGTGATGACTTTCACCTGCTGCCCTGGGCGGACAAAAAACGCCTGAAACGACTGGCTTATAAGCTCGCAAACCTGATGAAAGGCGAGTTTATGCGCGAGTTTGATTTCCAGTACGGGAAGACCGCCGATGTTGAGTTTTCCACGCTCTACGCCTACGGCTATATCGCCAGCAAGGCTACAGCGCTCAATATCGCGATCCCTGGCTGGAGCCGGTATTGCGAAGAGAAGCTGGAGGCCGAAGAGGCGCTGCGTGCCGTTGCGCGCCTTCAATCGGAAAAGTGGTGGTTAGGTAAAATCCGCCGGATCCATGACTGCTGGCGCGAGCACCTCATGATCGCCGCGGGCTATGTCAGCAAGGTAGCCTCGCCGTATTGTTCTGATCCGTGCTTCAAAGAGTGGATAGCCCAGAAAAAAGCGAATTTCGAATACCTTCAGGCTATGGAGCTGGAAGATCAGGCTACCGGTGAGCGCAGCTCTTTGCTGGACAAGGTCATGGGTAGCACGTCCAACCCCAAAAACGCCCGCGCTGAGTTGATGGTGCGCATGCGCGGGTTTGAGGATATGGCAACCGAAATGGGTTTGGTCGGCATGTTCTATACGCTAACCGCGCCGTCTCGTTATCACTCAACGCACGTAAAATCAGGCAAGCGCAACGACAAATATCGCGACGCAGGCCCGCGCCAGACGCAGAAATACCTCTGCAAAGTCTGGGCGCGTGTGCGTGCTAAATGGGGGCGCGAAGGTATTCGTACTTTCGGATTTCGTGTCGCCGAGCCGCACCACGACGCAACCCCGCACTGGCACCTGTTGTTATTCCTGCGCCCGGAAGAGGTGGAATATGCAACGGCCATTTTCCGCAAGCATGCGCTGAAAGAGGACGGCAACGAGCCGGGCGCGCAGGAGCACCGTTTTACCGTTACGCCGATTGATGAAAAATTTGGGTCGGCAACGGGCTATATCGCGAAATACATCTCGAAAAATATCGACGGCTACGGCATGGACGGCGAGTTAGACGATGAATCCGGCCAGCCCGTCAAAGAGATGGCAAAGCGCGTGCGCGCGTGGGCGTCGCGCTGGAATATCCGCCAGTTTCAGCAGATCGGTGGCGCCCCGGTGACCACCTGGCGCGAGCTGCGCCGGTTAGGTAACCGCGAGCTGGTTCTGCATCCTGAGATCGAAGAGGCTCGCGCAGCTGCTGACGCGGCGGACTGGCCGGGGTACACCAACGCCCAGGGCGGCCCGTTGGTGCCTCGTGATTGCCTGCGCGTTCGCCTCAGTTACGAATACACCGAGGAGGGCAATGATTATGGTGACACGGTCGCCAAAATAACCGGTGTCTATTGCCCTCTCACCATCCGTGAATCCGTCATTTTTACCCGTACCACCGAATACAAAATTGTGCCGAAGCGCAAGCCGTCGCCGGTCGAGAATTTGACCTTAGAAGGCTGCGCAGCGGCCCCTCGGAGTTCTGTCAATAACTGTACGGGGCGCGCCGGATCGGACGAAAAACCACCGTCAGAAACGGCGGTGTCAGCTGATAAAAGCGCGCCCGACGACAGTTCAGTGACAGAACTTCCGCTGAATATCGATGTTTTGAGGCGATATTCACGCCAGCAAAGACAGGAGATCACCAGCAGGCTAAGAAAACCCGCCCGGGAAAGCTCAGATCAAGCCTTCACGCGTACCGCGCGCGGCCTGCGCACGTCGATTGATGACGAAAGCGCGCTGACGTGGGGACCAAAGGTTACCGCCGCGAAAGATATGAGCCTGACGCCAGAAGAAGCCGAGCAGCGCTGGCGCGAGCAACTGCGGATCGAGGCGGAACGGCGAGCAGATAACTACGCGGCGGCGGTTGCGGAATATCAGAAGAAAAAAGCCGAGGCCGCATTGCGCCAGGCGCAGCAAAAAGAAGCAACGCAAAAACACGGCATCTCCGAAGAGATGATCGCCAGCATCGGCGCGCAGCTGCGCGACTGCCGGATTTTCGTCAGCGATGACGTCGTACGGTCAATCGCCGACGGCGCACGCGTTCGCCACGGTGGCGGCCTGCTCGCGGCGGACAATGGCCGGTTGCGTGAGGTGAAGGTATGGCACGCAGGCGAGAAAGATAAACCAACTTCCGAGTACATGGCAGTGCGTGACCTGGTCACGCGCTGGAAGAAAGCAGCTAAACAAAAGGCCAAAACTGAAGCTAAGGGGGAAAAATGAAACAGGGCTATATCATCCACTTTAAAGCGCACAGCGCAAAAGGGACAAGACTTTATGAGGGAAACCGTTCCGTAGTTATGGTTTGCGGCAGAGATGGGTTTGTTGATCCGCATAAGCTACTTCACAAATGCACCTCAAGGATCCTTACCGAATATGAAGGGTGGCGAGGCCCTAACGGGAGCCACGAACTCGTTAATAAAGTCATCATCGTAAGCGTAATGAAATTGTGACCTGGCGTGCGTCATGGTCACTTTTGACCGTGCTGGCCATTCTATCGAGCACCGCCATTTTTGGCGGTGCTGCAGGTTTTGTTTTTGAGGAGTGAGAAGGCTATGAGTTATCTGGGAAGCAAGGCGGCCAGCGGTGTTTATCAAAAAATCATCGCCGAGATGCCGCCACATGATACCTACATTGAAACGCACCTGGGCGGCGGCGCGGTGATGCTGCGCAAGCCACCGGCGAGGCAGAATTGGGGGATCGATATCGACCCGGAAACCGTCGAAGCGTTTAACCAGGGCAACCCTGAATTTCTGGATAGACTGGTTGATACCCTGTTTATTGATGTTGGCGATGCCGTCGAGTTCTTGCGTTGCTTCGATTATGCCTCTGCCGGTCGGGTCTTAATTTATTCTGATCCGCCTTATCTCCATGAAACCCGCTCCAGTTCTGCACGCTATCGGCATGAATACACCGTTGGCGATCATTACCGCCTGCTAGGATTGCTCTGCTCGATGCCGGAAAATGTGAGCGTAATCGTATCGGGATATCCTTCTTCGGTTTATGACAACGCCCTACCGCGCTGGCGCAGCAAGGAGTTCCAGGCCATGACGCGCGGCGGCGTGCGCACGGAGAAAATCTGGATGAACTACCCGGAGGGGGGGGCGGCGTACACGCATAAGTTCGCCGGCAAAAACTACAACGATCGCTATCGCATCAAACGAAAAGCGCAGCGCTGGAAGGAGAAATTTGCGGCGTTGCCTCCTGCGGAGCGGCTGGCGATCATGGTGGCGCTTAGCGAGATAGATGATCACCAGTTTTGACGGGTAAAAATAGTTGGATAAATCGAAGGGATAAGATTAAGAATTGTAAAGGCCACAGCGGGTGGCTTTTGCATGGAAATAATAACAATGCCAAAACTCACTGAAAGTGATTTGATCTATAAAGATGACTATGTCAACACAGCAAAAGATGCGTCAGATGATCCAAAAGTAATTTTTTCGGACAATAAGCGCCTGAGTCGGAGTGAAAAATATGAGGTGTTACATTTTCTAAACGCCCTTAGCGCCAGTGGCGGTATGGACTTATCAAAAAAAACGCGCCGAATTTGCGAGTGGATGCTCAAGAATCACGTCCCAACCAACATCGAAAGCACCACCAAGATCAGGAAATGGATTGCGGATAATTATAAGGATTATGCTGGAAAATATCCCTTCAAAGACTGATAAAGGCACTTTCTTAATTACTAAAGTTCTAGCATCTAGCCCGCCAAAGTGCGGGCTATTTTTTGCATATACTGAATGCAAAATGTTGCACAAATTTGCACAATTTTTAAAACGCCGTTTTTATCACGCAGCGCCAGCACTGGCGGGGCCCGGGCGGTCTGCACAAAGTGCACAAAAAGAGGTCGGTTTAGCGCGCAGGCGAGGCGGGGGAGCAAG